AACCATAAAATCCAAAACCTGGTAAAAATTTAAAATGTACAAAGTATTGTCTCTTACGTCTTAACGGATCTTGTTCCCTATAGTTCCTAACCACCGCCAAAACTTGATTAGAGTTTTGATCAAGCGTAACAATGTATGGTAACATGATACTATTAGGATCTTCAAAGCCTTCCAAGTCGAGATCCACTTGGAGTTCAAGAAGAGTATATACATCATCAGAATAATTTGGATGGAGTCCTTGCAACTCATCAGTAGTTCCTTGGATACTGCCTTCATCTTCTCCAGAATCTGTAGTAGATAACTCCACATCACGATATACTCCTGCCACTTGTAGTTTACGAATGTCATTATATGTCATTTTCACAACATGCGTAACCCTCTCGGCAGTCATTAAATCTGAAGCAGAATAAGGAACAACTAAATCTTCTGCTGGGACAAACTTTGAAACGGCTCTTTGTTTAGTCGGATCAAAGTAAACTTTCTTAAAAGTAGAACCAGTCAACGGCAAATAAAATAACATTTGATCTGTGTCTGGATCATACTCTTCCATAACTTCCATGATTTGATAATTCATGAAATCTTTTATTCTTTGTGCTTGATCTTCTGTTTGTTTTGTTGGTACGCCAAGAACTTGTGTTTTTACTGGACCACCAGCTGGTAACATTTCTTTGTAAGCTTGTGATTGAAATTGTGTTGTAGCCTCGGACAATAATGGATGAGTCACGCCACTCGCACCAAGGAAGGGGTCACTTCTATCCTCGTAATTTATGCCAAGTAAGTTAAGTCCCTTGGCTATGGCTTCTTCCCAATCAGACCTAGATTCTAAATCTTCTCTAACTTTTTGTTGAAGATCAGACGCAAGAGAACCTAATACACCTTCTTCCATAACTTCTGCAAGATTAGCATTATGATCATAAGCCTCTGCCATAACTTCAAGTTCTTGACCATCGTCAAGTTCAATCCCTTCTGGCAGTTCTTCTGAATCATCTACATCTATCTGTAAACTATCTTCTTCTGGAGTTACGTCCCCTCCACCCGGACCCATTGCTGGTTCCACCATTGGTGCTATTTGTCTTGGTTCTTCTGCCATTATGTAATCCTTGTTGTTTTTTTCTTCTCTGGTAGCATAATATCTGAGTAACGGTTTGTCACGGTATATCCACCAAACACTCTTTTTTTACCACCTTTGTTTAGTTTACTTAAACCTAATTCTCTTTCCATTATTTTTCTAATGGCGTTATCCATTCTTGTTTGTAGTTCATCTAATTTGCTAAATTCTTTTGCGATACCTGCTTTTATATCAACATCAAATTTTTTATCTTTAGACATTAGAAAGTTCCTTTAAATGTACCACCACGGTTTTTCATGACTGCACCACCCATGAATTTTTTCTTATTATTTTTTAATTGATTTTGTATATTCAAAAGTAAATCGACTCCTGTACCGAGTTTCTTGATTTCTTCTTTTGTGAGATATTTATCTAGTTTGTGTTTTCCAGTGAATTGTTTAACTTTTTTTGACATTAGTAATATTCCCTTTTTGTTCGAGGGAACCAATCTTCGCCCTCATCTTCGCCTTGTAGTGATATAAAACCACCTTGTCTAAATCGCATGATTGCCATCGTCATACTATCACAATAGTCATCATGATCTCCGTTTGGAAAAGATGCCACTTCTTCAATAACATCTTCAGCAAACCTTTCTCCGTAAGGATACCACACTTTACCTCCTTCGAAAATAGGGGACACAATGTGCATCCTTGTCGTTTTGTCCAAGTTACCCCCTTTACGTCTTCCGGGACTAAATGTCAAAACGGGTAGATTTTGTAATCTTAGTTCATCAGCCAAAGGTTGTCCACTCGCTTTTGCTTCAATGAGCATCATGTCTGGTTCCCAATAATCATTTTGCTCTATTGCTATTTCTTTTAACTCTGGAAAATTCCATCGACCTTTCATTGCATCAAGTAAAATTAAATGTTGTTCACCGTTTTTCTTTGGCTCAAATACACCCCAAGTTGTAATAGCAGAATAGTCTGCCGTCTCTTTTTTACTGTAAGCCGTATCATAACTTTGAATAATATAATCCAACATGGGAACTTCTGATTCTTCCCAAGGTCTCCACCACTCTCTTTTGATCATGGCAGTTTCTTCTGATGTAGGATTTTGTTGCCACTGTGCATTCCACTTCATTGGAGACAATGACGCTTTGACTTTTAACAACTCGTCCTTGTTCCAGAATTCGGGCCACAAGATTTTATCATTCGGCAGAATTGCTGGAAACTCAATAATTTCCCACTGGTCTGACATTGTGTCTTTTGTCATGGCATCAACTAAACGACCAGTCAAATCTTTCTTTGACCATCTTGTCTGAACAATGATAATCGAACCACCAGGTTGTAATCTCTGTCTCGGTCCAGATGTGTACCACTCGTAAGTATTATCATAAGCAACCGTGGACAGTGCATCTTGTTCCGAGTGTGGGTCATCGATGATTAATAAATCTGCACCACGACCAGTCATTGCAGCACCCACCCCAGCTGCAAAATATTCCCCGCCAGCACTCGTTTCCCATCGTCCAGCTGCTTGGCTATCCTGTTTCAGATCCGTGTTTGGGAAAACATCGCCGTAGATGGGATCGGCAATTAAATCACGAACCTTCCTACCAAATCTTACCGCAAGTTCCGTGTTCATGGTAGCCTGTATGATTTTTAACTTAGGATTACGGCCCAGGAACCACGAAGGCATGAGATAAGAAGCTAATTCAGATTTAGAGTGTCTGGGTGGCATGTTTATAATTAGACGTTTTAATTTACCTTCGGCAATAGCCTCAAGTTTCTCTGCTATGATTTTGTGATGAGTCCCAACAATAAAATTCTCATATACATGAAGGGCGTAAGCCAAAAAGTTTTTTTTTGCTTTTTCACCGGTGGCCAATTTCTTTTTCTGTTGTTCAAGCAGAAACAGTTCCTGTAACACCTCTTTAGGCAAAGTGTCTAAATTCATCTAACCAAAATAAAATCCTGCAAGGAACGAGTAACCCCAAATCCCTAATACAAGATATATCCATTCTTTATCATTCATACCCAAACAATAATATATCTGAATGAATTTATCAATCAAGCATATAGATAGGTATATAGTAACACCACACCGTATTTCTACCCCTCCCCCCTATTTGGTTTTAGATATTCATATGGGTTTGTGTATAGTAACCCCTTTCTTTGTTTTAAACCATTCAAAATTCGCAAAGCAAAATCATTTGCCAAGATTTTTCATAAGATGAATTTTTCGAATTGATAGACATTCGAATTCATCTAATGAAAAATCTTGTTTATTTTTTGCGAATTTTGAATGGTTTAGGGTGTCGGTTTTTTGACAAAACCGAGTTGGTGTGCCGTCAAATAATTGACAGTTTGTCAAAGTATTGACATCATAAAAACTGATATCTAGTATCAAAAAGTATTGTAGGCAAATAGTAACTTTTTCCTTGAGAATCCCATAAATTAATATAATATAATAGGTATAGGGTAATTAACCAACATAGGATTTAAAATTAAATCCGACCCTAGGAAAGGAAAAGGTTCTTATGTCAGATATTGTAGATGCAATTCGTGACTTGATCGGCGAAGAACTAAGAGATGGCAACGATCTTGATGATGCTATTTCTGAAAGTTCTACTATTTCAGATCTTGTCTACAAAGTTGAAGATCTCGAGTATAAAGTTCAGAACTTCGAGGACACTCACATCGATCAAGACAATATGATTGACTTGGTGGTGAGAGAAGTATTTTCACAACTTTCAAGAAAGTTTATCACCGACACTCAAGTCATTGTCGCCAAGTCTCACTTAGATGACATGGCTTCTAAGATAAAAGCTCTAGAAGCTAAGTTGTCCGAAGTAGACACCAACCAAAATCCTACTGAATAGTAGGTGTTGGGGACAAGAAATTGTCCCCTCCTTTTTTAACCAAAAGGAGAAATAAATGACAGAGAATGATATTAAAATTATATTAGACGTTACTAGATCTTTAAGAGAGGGGATTAAAGAGAATCACGACTTCTCAAAAAAGATTTGTGATGGTCTTCAAGAGTTGGTATTATTCATTACTAAATTGGAGAGACGAGTTCGAACCATCGAGGAGAATAAAATTCTTAATGGTAATTTTATTGAACTTGCCAAGTTAGTTAGTGAATTAAATACACGACTAATAACTGTAGAACATTATCAAAAGAAAAATGATAAATAAGTTTCTCACCACCGAGAAAAAAAGAGGGGAACAATTCGTTGTTCCTCTTTTTTATTTTATTTGTCCCCTATTGGTTTTAAAAGTGCAAAGGTTCGCAAGCGACCACTTCGTTACCTTTGCACTTTTCCCCAACTCTTTTTTTAGTGGACAGAGTCCCATAAATGCCTATAATTAAATTAACAAAGGAGAAATAATATGATAAGCGATAACTATAAACTAAATCACAAATATAAAGAGATTAAATCTTATTTTGATGATTTTTTAGAGGAAAATGAAGACTTAATAACAGATGATAGAAACTTTTATGATGATATACATCATCATTGTTTCAATACTGATTATTATATTATTGGAACATACGAAGCTAAAAAATGGCTAGGCGATCAAGTTTTAGACATTATCCAATATATAAAAACTTACGAAGAGTTTAATTTTGGTGAAGTATCCACAGATTTTTCAGATGCAGAAAAAATTGTTAATATGTATGTCTATATTATGGGAGAATATATTGTACAAGATTGGTACACTCCTAGAAGTGTTATAACTAAGGAACTACTATAAAAAAAAGGGGAGTTTAAAACTCCCCTTTTTTTTATTCAAGTATGTTTTTTCTTCTCTCAAGTGTGCAAAGATTCGCAGAGAGTATTTCAAAAAGATTTTTCAAGGCGAATCTTTGCACACTTCACCCTCGCAAGTTAAGTGATTCGCAAAATCTAAACACTCTTTCAATGAACCACGAACCAAGAAACCTATCTCTTTTTTTTCCGATATAGCAAGAGTGCAAAGTTGGTTAGTTGCAAGATAATTGCACAATTTACCACCCTCAAATAAAAATA